TTCTTATGGGAAGCGGACTCGGCGGACAGCTCGTCTGGATTTCTCCAAGATCGCTGCTGACCCGCTGATCGCAGCTCAGAGTATCAAGTACTCTATGTCTGCGTACCTCGTCATCGACCATCCCGTTACGGGATTTACGGTGGCTGAGGCCAAACAGATCGTGGATGCGCTTACTGCGTATCTCACGGCCAGTTCGGGCGCCAAGGTGACGAACATTCTTGGTGGCGAATCGTAACATTTGGAGTTTCGGCTATGCCGGAAGATCGAAATGAACTACGATTTGTCCTCGTTTGGATGATCGTCGTTGCTGTTCTTTTCATCGTGGTCACTTATGTGATCAGGACTACTGGAGCAGTATAGCTGTCCAGGGTCGCAACATGGCTATGGATTCATTAGCCCACCGTTTAACCGGAGAGCAGTGATGAAAAGCCTGATGCGACTACTTGAGTGTGTGCTTGAAGATTCAAGCATATGGTGTGGCACTAGCACCACTTACGACTTTAACACGGTCGTAAGACGTGTTGAACACGAGGGGCTGTCGTTTCTTACGATAACCCTACCTTGCTTTGGTTCTGACTTCGAAAGAAGTCTTGATCAAGGCTTTGTCGACCCATCTTTCTTCTGTGGATTCCACAGGAAAGGGTCTCTCCCCCGATTTCTCGGAGGTTTGACCGGTCGTGTGTTCAACGCTAGTACCGGCGTCCTTCTCGAGGAGCCTGATTCTCTTGCCATTACAGCAGTTCGTCAGATCTGCTTAATGTTCAAGAAGGTGCTCCTTCCTTGTTCTTCCGAACGCGAAAGGAAATCCTTTGAATCTTACCTCGAGACCGACAGGTCAGTTGCCGAATTTGAGTCATCCCTATCTAACGCGTGGACTTCTGGTCCATTCGTTGAAAGAGGTGCTCAACGACCCGGTTCTTTCCCAGTTGGATCTCCTGAGCTTAGCTCTAGGAGACATCCGGGGATTCCTACGTCTAATGACGTGGGGATCGGACAATATCACTCTCCTCTGGAACTGGAACACTTTAAAAGTGTTTCCCGTCTCCTTTGGGGAGCTACTTTCGACAACGAATCTACTCGATTCGCTGGTGAAAGAATTGTCCCGAGACACGGTCCTGGGGCCACTGCTGAGAGAATCTCTGGAAACAGAAAATACTCTCTTCGCAGATGGCACAGGAGGCTTGACCACTCTTTCCCGTCTGACCTCTTTTGTATCCCTAATAACGGATACTTTGAAGAATTAGACGCGATCGAGTTTGTCGACCCGGAACATGAGACACCCGTCAGGGTTATCTCTGTTCCTAAAACGCTAAAAACACCTAGGATCATAGCAATCGAGCCTGTATGTGTGCAATACACACAGCAGGCCGTAATGGAGGTCCTAGTAAAGCTTCTTGAAACACGCCCTCTAACGAGGGGCAAGATCAACTTTGTTGATCAGACCGTGAATCAAAAGCTGGCCATGACTTCTTCGGTTGATGGTAGCTTTGCTACCATCGATTTGAAGGATGCCTCTGACCGTGTTTCTAGTCAGCTCGTATGGGAGATGCTCGCAGCTACTCCTCACTTACGTGAGGCAGTTTTTGCTTGCAGATCTCTAAGAGCTGACGTGCCTGGTTCTGGTATTCATACCCTCTCCAGGTTCGCGTCTATGGGCTCTGCCTTGTGTTTTCCCATTGAGGCGATGATTTTCTTTACAATCATCCTCTCTGCTATCACACGAGACAGTGGACAACGGCTTACCCTCAAGAGCCTTTTAAGAGCATCTGAGGGTGTGCGCGTGTACGGTGATGATATCATTATCCCCGTACGCTATGTGCAAGCTGTGAAGAGTGAGCTCGAATGGTTTAACCTTCGAGTAAACGTCAACAAGTCTTTCTGGACTGGGAAGTTCAGAGAGAGTTGCGGGCTGGATGCTTACGATGGCGTAAACGTAACTCCTGTCTACGTTCGTCGTTTGCTTCCTACTTCACACCATGACACTGAT